AAGAAGAAGAAGAAAAAGAGTTGGAAGAATCATTGGAAGAAGAGTTAGAAGAAGAAACAAAAGAAGTCAAGGAGGAACTACCTAGGGTAGAAACCCCTTACGAAAATGACACAACAATAGTATCACCAGTAATGTAATGGAATTTTTTACTTATATATTCACACACTATCAAGACAACATACTGGGTATGACATTTGCTTACATTGGTATCATATCAATCGTAGTAATGTTCTTACCTAAGAACAATATATTCTCTAGAATATTTAGAGAATGCGCATCAATCATAACATCCTTATTTAAAAAATGAGCCACGAATACCAATTATTCCCAACAGAAGAGGAAGAGTTTCCTTTGATTCAGTTAGAACCCACACTTCCGGAAACCACAAGCTATGGATTTTTTCTTATCCCGGACGAGCCTAGTTACCTAAGGCAAGAGTTTGACGGCTTAATGTTCGAGGGCGTGCAGTACACTTGGGATGAATTTGACTTTAGACTAGGAGTTGAATACAAGGGATTAGTCCCAGAACCATCTTGTACTTCATTGCTAATGGCGGTTGTCATTGGTATAATGGTAGTACGAAAACTAATAAACAAATAAAATATTATGGCATACGGAAAAAAAATGGGGAAACCTAAAATTGGAGTTAAATCTAAAATGGGTAAAGGTAAACGGAAGAAGTGCTAATGGCTAAGATTTGTAAAAAAGGAATCGCTTGGGCTCGTCGTACTTTCGACAAATACCCTAGTGCCTATGCAAATATGGCGGCTAGTAAATACTGCAAGGACCCGAACTACGCAAAGGGATCTAAACGCAAAAGCAAAAAATAATTATTATGGCTAAAGGAGTAAAACATTATTTCAGAGATGGATCAAAACACACTGGTGGTATGCACAAGATGCCCAATGGTAGTGTTCATTCCGGCAAAACACATACTAAATCGTCTAGGAAACTATATCACCTAAGCGACTTATCTAAAACAGCTAAGGCTAAAGCTAAGGCTTAATAAGTAATGGGTGAGCTTGCAAACTGGAGGAAACAAAACTGGGTACGCATCTCAATTGATGGGTCGATTAAAGGACCTTGCGGAACTTCAAAGAACAAGAAGAACCCGGACCGGTGCCTTCCAATGGCTAAGGCCAAGAGTCTATCAAAGTCCGAAAGGGCTGCAACAGCTAGAAAGAAAAAAGCTGGAGGATCACAAGGCAAACAATTCGTATCCAACACACCCAAAGCAAAAGTAAGAAAAGCATAATGGCTGACAAAAAGAAAATGAAATGCAACGTACCCCGTCGCGAAGTTCAAGGCGGTAAGAAGTTCGTTGTAAAAGCTTGCCAAGGTGGTAAGGAAAAGATTGTTCGTTTCGGTGATGCTAATATGACAATTAAGAAGAATCGCCCGGCTCGTAAGAGAAGTTACTGTGCACGTAGTGCTGGTATTAAAGGAGGTAAGGGAAAACTTTCAGCTAACTATTGGTCACGCAAAGCGTGGAACTGCTAATGCCTAGATATAGTACATACGGAAAATTAGATGACAAGGTTATGGAGGACGGTGACCGTGGCTTCTTGGGTTTTAACAATAGGCTAAGGCCGGATCAGTTAAAGCCGGGCACACTAGCGGATTCACAGAATGGCCGTATGGGTACTAACGGTGAGTGGCAAGTACGTAAGGGTATTGACTTAGTACTAGCACCTATAGCTACTAGTGGAGGGTTAACTATACCTTGCTTCATTAGGGACTCGACTATTAACTCAGCTTCTATTAATTTAAATACACCGTCCTCTGGCAACATACAGATTAACTTTGCGTCAGCTCACGGATTTACTGTCGGTGCTACTGGAGATATTGAGTTAACAAATTTAACCGGCATAGCTCCGGCCGTTGTTGACGGCCCGGTTCCTATAACTGTAGTAGATGCAGATAGTGTAAAGATAACTAACCAGACATACACTGCCGCACCTAGCGGGACTGTAGTACTAGGAATATTAACGATTGATGACGATGCTATTAATGGAGTACAAGGTTCTTGTGCATTCTCTGATCCTAATAAAGATGATAGTCAGTCAATTATACTAGCTACTAATACTAAAGCTATAGCTTATAATTTAAATACAGAAAAAGCTGTTGACCTAACGTATCCGGCCTCTGCTACAGTGGGCAATAATGTGGATATGATACAAGCATTCAGTAAGGTATTTATATTCCGTGATGGTGCTACTGCGTTAGAAAATGAATTAAAGATTTCTACAATAAGTGCAGCATCCGTAGTCGGATCCAGCAATGTATGCACTGTTAATACATCTACTGACCACAATTTATCTACCGGGGATTCTGTGACTATAGCTAACTTGGGATTTTCTACTACTGATCCAAACGGAAGTGGTAAAACAATTACCAAGACATCTGACACTGCATTTACATATTCTTTAACGGCAAGCGGAGATGAAACCTATACGGTTACAAGTGACCCAACTGTGTCTACTGAATTTAAATTAGTAGCAAGTGGTGAGTACACACAACCTTTGTCTATATTTACTGCTGTAAAAGATTTTGCTATTATTAACTCAGTGGGCGGATTGCATACAAGTCAGTCTTTAAATGTAGGTGATGTGCTTACACTAACAGATGACGGCCCTACAGCTTCTTGTGGATTAACGGAGCCTAGTGAATTTATTATTAATAAAACTTTTTCTAGTTCAGCTGCAGTTACAGTAAACGCTGTAGCTATAAGCGGGACTACTTTAACAGTAGGCACAGACGGTGCTCACGGATTATCTTTAAATCAACCCATCTCTTTTACTAACTTACAATCAGATGTAAACGGTAATCAAATAGTATCTAAAGTAAATTCTACCTCTGAGTTTGAAGTAGAGGTAGCATCTACATTTTCGGTAACTGACACATCTGGTAATGTAACCCCGGCAGCCGGAGTGTCATTTGTAATAGAAGCGAACGATATTACTTCTGCTAAAACACAAGCACAAGTACGTGCTTCTGATCCAGTTTTTATCCAAAGAGTTTCCGTAGGTTTGGGGTTCACACATATGCCGGCCCCACCGTTTGCTACATACCACCAACGTAGATTGGTAATGCCTTTTAATTATACCGTTAATGATGCGGCAAATAGTTTTACCGCTAACGGAACATCCGACCAAGTGATAGCATCCGACATACTGGACTCAGATACTTATGATCAGATATATGCTAACTTCCGATTCAATGCCGGAACAGCTGACTTTATCAACGGTTTACATTCTTTCTCAGATGATACTCTTATTGTATTTAACAGAAATAGTATTCACTTAATACAAAATAGTACGGTACTCAACCAAGCTACGAGCAAACTATTGACTGACGAGATTGGATGTTTAGCACGTAAGTCAATCCAACAGATCGGTAATCAGATTTTATTCCTATCTGACAATGGAGTATATGGCATTGGGTTTATCGAGGGATACCAGCTACGTGGTATACAAGTCCCGTTGAGTGAATCAATACAAGCAACCGTCGATAGGATTAACAAAGAGCATAGGTCAAAAGCACTCAGCGTTTACTTTGATAACAAGTATTACTTAGCTGTACCATTAGATGACTCTTCATCTAACAATGCTATCATTGTATATAACTTTTTAAATCAACAGTGGGAGTCAGTCGATACCGTTAGCGTTGCTAATTATTCTATAGACAATATGTTTATTGCCGGAACNGGGAATAACATAGGGGTTTATACCACCAATGTATTAGGAGGAATCAACAAANTAGAATCGCGTGTTGATAATNTTGACCAAGTTATTACGGTAATAGGTGGAGCTACTCAGCAACCACAGATACAAGGGTCCGCTAGTACTCGACAATTTACTTTTAATACACTTGATAGAAAAAAGTGGAGGTCATTTGATATGCACGTTGAGTCATCCAGCCAGAGTCAATCGGACTTTGATATATCGGCTGAGTTAGAAAACCTTGACAGAACTGTACCGGTAGGTACATTAAGTGGATTCAATGGAACAACTCTGGATCCCGGATCTGACGTTTCAATACGTGGAAGATTAGGAAATCCACGAGCATATGGTTTACAATTAACAATTAACAATACAGTCGGCCGTCCTATTCTACGGGCAATAAAGGTTGACGGAATAGAATCATTTAGATCAGTAGATAAGGCAGAATAATATGGCTGGAGTAGTAACAAAAGGAACAGAATACGCTAATGGAAGTCAGATAACTTCCTCTAATCTTAACGCTCTTGTAGACGATGCAAAGTTTTCATCCAACGCAGTAGACGATGGGTCAACCGCATTGAATGACTCAGCTATCCCGGCTATCATCGTTAAGAACGCTGGTATATCAGCTGTTAAACTAGCTACCGATGCTGTTGAAACAGCTAAGATTAAAGACGGTAACGTTACCAAAGCTAAGATAGAGAACGTAGCTGATTATAAAGTATTAGGAAATGTTTCTGGTAGTGCTGCTGCTCCGGCTGAGGTTGCAATTCTCGATCAAGACACAATGTCTAGTAATAGTGCTACATCATTAGCTACTCAACAAAGTATTAAGGCATATGTTGACGGAAGAACTAACACGGCTATCAGTATACTGGCAACTGCTCACGAAATAACATTAAGTGTTGAGGGTACTTTTGTTGATTTAAGTACACTAACAACAGCGATAACAACTAAAGAAGCGGACTCTACCTTTATAGTAAGTGGTATGATAAACATTGGTTACAAAGATAGTCAATCTAATTATTTGTTTAAGATTCAATACAAAGTAGGGAGTGGTGCTTACCAAGACTTATCGACTAATTTACCTACCTCAGCCGGAAGTAGGCTTACGGGTCATTTTTCTTCGACACAATCGGCAAACAACGATGATCATTTAGAGGCAATTTCATTTATGGTACCATTTGTAGACCCGACTTATTCAGTAGGTGATGTGCTTACATTTAAAATACAAGGAACTGATGTTACCGGTACGGATAATATTTTGCTTAACCGAGAAGACCAAGATGGTGACGATAATGACCACCGTAGGGCAATATCAACTCTTAAGGTAGAAGAAATTTAATATGATTGCAGAGGAGCGTGTGTCCATTACTACGGACAATGAGTTACTCAACCTAGCAGTAGCTGCACTCGAGGATACTACTAACCTTGATTTCATAAATTTTGTAGACAAGGTCACTGATTACTGCGTAGAGAACGAGAACGGAAAAGTATTTGACCAGTGGGATCGTAAGACTTTACGTCAGTTGATAGCTTACCATCAAGTAAAAGGAACTTTAATTGTACTCAATGATTCAGAAAGAAATATAGCTGGGGTCTATATGTGGTATAATTGTGATAAAGAAGACGGCTGGAGTTTTGTTTATAACTGGGAGGAAGATAAACCTAGGGGTGATACAATATTTATGGCCTTCTTGTTTTCATCAACTACTCAAGCACTCAAGAAACTTGTATTAAAATTTATAGAAAAAGAACCGGACTGCTTACATAAGTCATTGGTCGGTAGCCGGCACAGACACGGTGAGCCTACCAAGATTTCTTATAAACAAAATATATTTACTAAATTACTTAAACTAAAAGATTGATATGGGAGGAAAAGGAAAAACACCACCACCGATAGACCCGGGAGAAGCATCCGGAAAATATTTATTCGGACAAGACTTCAGTTCATTCAGTGGTATTACTGACCCACGCTTGCAAGAACGAATCATCGGCGCTGAAGAGCAGTTCCGTCCTCGTTACGCTGCACTGGAGTTAGCTGATATCAATACATTTGCACAAGGAGCCGTTGACCCAGAGACCGGAGAAAGAAGTGGCGGGGTATTTGATTTACTAGCTGACTCATCTAGGCGTGCCGGTGATTTACAAAGAGAACAACTGGCTCAACAAAGGGCTGATGATGTATCTGCTTTACAAGAATTTTCTCCACAAGTAGTGGAAGCCTACAGAGCGGCTGATCCTTTTTCTACTGCTATTGCTGACAGAATGTCTCGAAGAGCTTTAGGCCAACTGACACCAGAAGAAGAAAGAAACGTACAGCAACAAGCTCGGGCCGGAAGTTTAGCACGAGGTAGAATCGGTGATGAATCATCTGTGGCTAGTGAAGTACTCGGGAGGGATACATATACAGCTCAGTTTGCACAGCCGGCATTTGCTATGAATCGACAGATAGCCGGTGACTTGGGCTCAACCATTCTTGGTAGGCCTTCTCAGTCAATTCAATTAGGTGGACAGATGTTTGGGCAAGCACAAGGGCTAGCGTCCGGAGCAATGGGTCCTCAACTGTTTGATCCAAATGCTGGTATCAATATGGCTTTACAACAACGCGGTCAAGATATGTCACTGATGGGAGCTCAAGCACAAGGACGGGGTGCTATGATCGGTGGAGCTCTAGGTGGATTCGGATCCATAATAGGAGGAATGGATTAATATGGCTTTTCAAACCGGATCACAAATTAGACCAGAACTAGCTAGGGCTGACGTTAGCGGATTCGCTACCGGAGGTGCACTTATAGGGGCCGGTATTAAAAATGCTGTAACTGGCTACGTTAAAAAGAAGAAAGAAACTAAGCAGTTAAATGCTGGTATCGATAGTCTTTGGAATTCAAGCCAAGGTGACAGCCGGACTGCTAAAATGATTCAAAGATTTTTAGGTCCAGAGTTCGGGGAGGCTAGTGAAGCGGATCAAAAGGGTGCTATAAAATCTTACATAAAGTCAAGAGGAGGGCCAAAGGAGGCTATGCAATTCTTGGATAAAGTTAACATTGCTGTTGTATCAGCAGAAATAAAGGCGGAAGCAGATGAGGCAAAACGTCAAAGAACACTAGGTGGCACTACAGCATTTAATTCATTAGCGACTTCATTTGAAAAATTAGGCTATATGATTATGCCAAACGGTAGTATAGAAAGAGCTTCTACAAGAAACACTAAAGGAATTTTTGCTGGCTACAAACCAATAAGCGATGACCAAGCAAGGAATGATCCTACTTTAATGACTATTCGTAACACTAATCCCAAGGCGTTCGACAGTGCGTTTCCCAACCTTTTTCCGAAGGAAGAACCAGCAGCGGCACCAGCAGCCGTTGGACTAAATGGTGGAACAGACCAAGACCAAGAAGCACTAGATTATATTTTAGCTAATCCAAACGACCCGAGGTC